CCCGCATATAGCGGGCTTTTTTATTTGTACTTATCAATAAGAATAGTGCACATATCTTGTATTTTTTCAATGTGCTTGCTATTTATTGTTTTTAACTGTAGTACTCTTTCTATTTCATTAATATAATCTATTATATCTTTGGGATACTCGTCATGCTCAAAACAATTTAGCATGTCTAATAACATAGACCTATATTCTTGTTGTTTTGTAGGTTTTGGTTGCTTGGGTGGTTTATCAAGGTTGTATTTAAGATATGTTGATACCCAATATATACCTTGATTCCTATTTTTAGGAGGAAGACGCATTATACTGGTGTATCTAGGTTACTATCTTCTTCATCTACATTATTAGGATCGTGCATATTGTCTAATTCGTGGAATACTTCAACTAGTATATCACGATAGGGTTGATCTACACGGTGTAGGTCTAAGAGGTAAATATCTAAGTGATCGTTACGTAACAGCTCGGCATGATACATAAACTGACCAAATGCTTCTAGGTCTTCACTGATATTTTGATTTGCATAATCTTCTAGCACTTGCGCTGCCATCATACGCAGTGGTTCGCTGATCATGCCTTTTTCTGTTAATTTTACTAGTTGTAGTGCTTTACCTTCACGATCACGCATAATCTGATTACGTTTAGCACTACTCCAGCTATAACCACCATCTCCACCCCAAAGATGCCAAGCTACACGACCCTTACTAGGAAACCCTTCTTCTCCGCTATTAAAACCAGTAGCACGTTTATCTACCTCATGACGACTAAAAAAGCTATACATGCGTAAGACTACACTAGCTGATAGTGGATCACGATCCTTTAATTGATTTGCGCGGGCTAAACCTACAAGTGTTCCACCTGCTTTGCCCTCTTGCTTCCATTTAAGTGCTCGCCTAGCTGCACTAGCCATACCACTAGTAGGCTTGTAGGTTTTTGCCATATTTATTCCTTATAAGCTAAAATTATTTCTTTACATAGTCGGCTACGTACTATATCGCTATCCATAAATCTAACAACTTCTACACCTTCTATATGTTGTAGTCTACGTGTAGCATCGTCTAGTCCACTGTTTGTAATATCGCTTTGGCCGCTATCTCCACTTATTATTATTTTACAGTTTTTGCCTATGCGTGACAAGATCATTTTCATCTCATCCCTTGTAGCATTTTGAGCCTCGTCTAATAAGACTATACAGTTCTCAAAAGTAAGTCCACGCATAAATCCCAGTGGTTTAGGTAATATATCTCCATTTTTTAGTGCATATTCGTAAAATCCTTTACCAAGACTGCGACTAAAGATTTCATCAAACGGTTCTAAGTAGGGCGCGTATTTTTCCTCTAGTGTGCCTGGTAGGAATCCTAATCCACGACCAGTTTCTATGTTAGGTCTAGTTAGAATAACACGCTTTATGCGACGGTGAAATAATTCACCAGCCGCATAACTAGCTGCAATATAGGTTTTTCCTGTGCCGGCACTGCCTATACCAAATACTATATCATTTTCATGTATAGCACGTAAGTATGTTTCTTGAATATAGTTTAGTGGTTTAACATCACGAAAACCAAACTCAAGTGGTATTACATTAGAATTACGCTGTTTTTTGCTAGAGCTTTTACTCATGGGCCGCCTATAGATTAATTTCACTTTTTATCGGGTACTTTGGTGCCTTCTAATTTCTCGTGTACTTTAACCTCTTTGCAAACTTGCTCAGGTTTGCCGTCTTTGCCCATAACAGGTTTGCCGTCTTTTACCTTATCAATACAAGCTTTTTCCTTTTTAGCTTCGTCTTTTTTAGCTGGAGCTTTTTCTTCTTTTTTGCTAGGCTCGTCCTTTTTTGCATCTGCTTTAGCTGGAGCTTTTTCTTCTTTCTTTTGTGGCTCGTCTTTTTTAGCTTCTGCTGCTAGTATTGGTTGTACTAAGAGGCTAGTAGCAAAAAGTGCAATTAAAATTTTATGCATAAATTTTCCTTTTATAGTTCAGGGAATTGTGGCTGTGGTGGCATTGGTTTTCCACCAAAACCTAGTGTAACACTTTGATTACCACTTTGAGGCATTTGACTAACTGTAATACCGCCGCTACCAATAGTTACTGTTGGTTGTGGTGGTGGGCTAGGTGGTTTATCCCAACCTTTATTAGCAGCAGCTAATGCCTGTTTTTGCGCTTCTTTATCACCGCTTGCTAGCATAATACCACTCAGTGTAC